CCGCGCCCATCGGACGAAGGAGTTAGGCTCTCAAACTTCCCTCCAGGTTTCAGCACCCTCCATATCTCAGTTATGACCTGAATCGTCTTACCAAGTGGAATATGTTCCAAAAAATCATAGGCCCGCACCTCATCAACTGAGTTGTCTTCATACGGCAAGCCCTCAATCACATCACAAACAAGATCCGGCTTGACTTCGGCCCGGTTGTCGATATTGATATAGCCTTCCTGGTAGTTATACCCACACCCCAAATTCAGAGAGATCCCATTACCAGGTGTAGCTTTACCAGGTTCAGCATCTTCAACTAACTGCCGATGCCAGTAGTCATCCCCCCATTTTTCGGCAAGGTGAGCATCGTTTCGCTTGCAGACTTCAGCATAGTTTACCTGTCCGTTATGTTGCATCTCTGTGAACGTCTTTGACCCTGCGTGATGGACGTACACGTCATTTGCAATTCCTACCCTGTAACCGTCTTCGCGGGCCCGGAAACAGAAATCAATCTCTTCACCTGAGCACGGCCACAGGGATTCGTCAAACGGCCCTACTTTGTCGTAAACTTCCCGTTTGAATGCCATGCAGAAACCAATTATCCAGTTCACCTCGAGGGATTCGCCTTCGTGCTCTTCGGCCCAGTCCTCGGCCACATCGTTAAGGGCCTCTTTGCTGCCATAGAATGGAACCTGCACCCGTTGGATTCCAGCAGAGTAGTTTGTCGTGCAACCTACAATATCAAAGGTTTCAAGCCATGCTGCAAGCCGGTCAAACGCCCCTGGAGTTATAATCACATCATTATTTAATAGGATTATATTTTCTCCCTTAGACGCTTTAATGCCTTGGTTTATAGCTTTCGGAAAACCTTCGTTATTTTCATTCCTGATTACAGTTATCGGAATATTCCCAGTAAAAGGAGCCTTGAACTCTGGAGACGATCCATTGTCAACCACTGTTAAATCGTATGGGATGGAGGTATGCTCCCGAACAGATAGAATGCAATCATATGTCATGTCTAAATTATTGAACACGGGCAAAATAATGTTTATCATCCGAACAACCTCATTTGGTCACCATTGCCATGATTACCTTTGGCTTTGAGTTTTTAAAATCAATTTAATATGGTTAATAAAATCGTCACATCCCATTGCACTTTTCATCTTATTGCAAATAGTACAACATGGGACACAGTTCTCAATGGTATACCCTTTTTTATTGTCCACTCGGTCAATCCCACTATATAAGGTATGATTTTTATATAGTGCATCTTTAATCATATTACTTGGAGGTGCATTGCAGTAAAAACAATTTTGTGTTACTAAGCTAACGAATTGTTCCCTTGATAACTTAAATTCTCTATGTCTTTTCTTGGCTGATGTTTTGTATCTTGAATAACTAAGTGCCAAGTTCCCAATCCCGTATATCTCAGATTTTGAGACAACCTCTGACTGATAGCATCCGCAGCTTACTGTAACGCCTGATCTCAGATGATTGATTTGGACTTCCTTATATGTCCCACAATCGCATTTAACCATTACTTTAGTTATGTTGCTTTTAACGTGGGAAGGTTCACCTACAACAGTTAATCTGCCATATCTTTTCCCAATAGCAAAATCGACTTGACGTTTCAGCTCGTATTGTGTTAGTTTGCGCTTAGCCATAAGTTTCATATCTCCTATATATGAGTTTGTGGTTAGAAACGGAGGTAAGTTCACGCTTGCTTCCGCTTCGTTATTTATAGCATAATCAAACACTTATATCAACCTTTTTAATCCTTGCTAAGGTATATTTCGTACTCGGAGTGCGCAACCCAAACGCTCGTAGTCCCCGCCGGTGTGGTGTGCTCTTCTTTCCCCGGCAAAGTTCCGCCCGTCCTTCGCATCCAAACCGTAGTGTATCCGGTCACCGACAAGGCGCAATCGTCATATAGCGCTTTCAGGTGCGTCAAGGCGTCCTCAATTTCGGTTGAAGAGGCAGCGCTTGAGAAGATTGAGAATTGTACCATGACAGTCTCATATATTTCTGAAAACGTATATTCGGGTATGTCGGTAGGCAGCAGATACACACAATACGGATATGTGGCACTAACCGGCCCTTGGCCTTTATAAAACCGGTTACCAATATCAGTCGCAAAAGCCGAACCCGTAAATAAATTGTATATGCCAACACTTAACTGTTTCATACCGCCTCTTTACACAAGAGTTCGAGATGTTCATTTTTCTCTGAAGGATTTATCATACTTACGATTGCGAAATATCTTGTCCCGAATTTCACTCTACACGCCGTGCTTATTGTACTCCTGAACCTCACCTTTATTTTGTGCGTAATTTCAAACGTAGTGGCGTTCAATGCAACCAGTTCCTTTGAAGATGTCGGCCATATGGCAGCGAAAACAGTTGTACTTGTAACATAATTTTCAGAAAATCCCCCCATCCCGTCACTTGTGCGGACAGGATATTGGATTTCGATACGTTTATTTAGGGAGCCGATACGCATATTCACCCTTTTGCTTGCTGTTCCATATCAGAACTCATCCCATAGCTGGTATGAAGCCAAAAGCCTGTCTATTGTTTTACTCTCGATCATGGTTTGACCTACAAACGGATCACCCCGGCCCTCAAACATATCGGCAACCAGCAACAAAATGGCATGCCGGATGGGATCTGGAACACTCAATTTAGTTATCGTGCCCCCGCTCGTGTATGTATCCGATGCAACCGCGATCACTTTTCTTGTGCCTGATACGCTCCAATCATCAGTTAAAACCGTACACCGAAGCCGGACAAGATCCCCTGAAATGTCAACAGACAATGTCACTCCCGATGTATCGCCGATATCTGCGGTTGATACATCTATGTACTCAACCGTATTTCCGGTTGCGTCCCATGTCGCCGTGACGCGGCCTGTCCTCAAGTTCGCGCCTTTCTTTACAACGTAGTCCCAATAAGCACCGTCTCCAATGGTATCAGCAAATGAATCAACCGTTTCCGTGCCTGTGTCAATATCGGTATTGCTTACTGTTGCGATTGAGGCCCCACTTGTATAGTCGGCATTTCCAGTTGAACCGTTTAAAGACACGGCATCATCCGTCAATTTAGTGACAATCCAAATACCATTAGCTGCCGTATTCCCAAGAACATCGGAAACAATTACCCTATCACCTGTCACAAGACCATGTGTCCCGGATGTAATAACAATGGGGCTTGCATTAGTGGCCCCGGTAATAGTGACAGGCGTATGTGCTCCATAGCCACATGCATACTCAATATAGATGGGATTCGATGTACTAAGAGTTTCAGACGGCCACACTGCCACATAGTCAAGGACAATCCTGCCTGGATCGCTATCGGCATCCACGATATAATCCCCTGCATCCATCGTGTATTCCGTAGCGGATGAGTCCTTATATTTGATGCTTGTTACACTCTGGAGCTTGCCGTATGGCATTTTGATAAAGTCACCACCCGGCCATCTATCCAAAAAATATTTCCATGTCTGCGTGATTAACTTCCGAGAAGTCAAATCTTGAACGGCCTCGGTTGAAGCCATGAGCAAAGCCTGGATATACGCATCATCTGAGGTGTATGTGCTTTCAATCCTCAAGTGCGTTTTGGCTTCTCCAAGGGATACTGGCAAATATAATGGAGGTGTGACGAATGATAGTTTCATTAACCCTCTTGAAACATAGTGCAGGGTTTATACCACTGCCCTATGTTAAAATTGAATAGACCATCTCATTATTCCGTGTCGATTTCAATCCACTGGAAAGAACACAAGAACGCTGCGGTATTCGCTGCCGCAGAGTACACCGCAACATAGTATCCCGGAGTGACGATCAGAGACCCGTCAAGGTCAATGTGGTTCGGCTGTGCCAATGTCCCGGCTGTGGTAGCCTCGGCCCATGCCGTAGTCACAAGCTGCTCAAGGACTGGGGTCCCTGTAAGCGTACATCCATTGTCAGCCACCGCGACAGAAGCCGCCCCACCTGTCAGCCTGTTTCTGGGAACAATAGCCGCCGCTGCATCCCCGGCGTCCGCCCCGGTCATAAGACCAAGTGCGGTAGCGGTCGGGGTAGCCACTGTCGTTGCATAGCTGAAACCGATCATGATCAAGTTCTTACCAGATCCCGCCGGATTCTCCACCACAAGCCCAGTGTAAGTCGTTGCGAAAGCCGCTGTCAGAGCAACTGCTGCCTGATTCGCTGCCGTGAAGACTTTCCCCTGCAAAACGGCTTCAGCGTATTTGCCGTATCCCGATACAACCAGTGCCCCGGTCGCATCCAGTCTAAGCGGACCTGACACACCGCTTGATAGTGTTTGCCTTCCCTGTTTTCCGTAGGCCATAATTTACCTCCTTTTTATGGGGTAGCCGTTAATGCGTATATTAAGCGCAAGTCAGGTTCCCACGATCCGTCAAAAAATATATATTGTTCACCGGTGTCTATAATATGAAGTGTAGACCCTTCCGGCGGACTGGTTGGTTTAGCATCAGATGATAAACCGATGAAATTCTGAACAGTGGTGACTAATTTAACTGACATGTGTCACCTCCTTGTTATGCTGCTACAACGCTTGCACCTGCCGACATCGGAAGATAGAACAGATGGGCACTTGTTGCTCCATCAGCCGCCGCCGCAATAAAGTCAATCGTACCGGATGTAATCACAAGGGGCTGCATCATACCAACCACAGCACCACCATACGTCATTGCTGTAGCAACTACACCGGTTATACCGAGCAGGTCGCCTACAAGCGCCGGGTCAATATCCAGGTTTCCGCAGATTGACGTTGCAGTTCCAGCGGTCGGGTTTACACTCCATGAACAGGCATTCGCCCCGGATGCTACAGTTACGATGCTGTAAAGCCCGGTCAACTGGATCACACCTGATACGGTAAAATATGGTGTGGTCGCGGCCAAATGAGTCGATGCCGCCCTATCCACCCGGAGACCAACGCCCATATTTGCAAGCATTTGTCTTGTAGAATTATTAAACATATCAGCTTATCTCCTTTTTACTGAACTTCGATTCAACCGGCTTGTTAGGTTCGGCTTTCAGCTCAACCTTTGGCTTCACCTTCAAAACTTCGATTTCCTTTGCAAGCCCGTCAATTTCATCTTTTATAGATTTGATTACCTTCGCAATTTCAAAGTCAATAATTGACTGCACATGCGAAAGCTGATCTTTCTTTAACATTTTATACCTCCTTTGAAGCGGGGAGTTTCACCCCGCCAAAGTGGTTATACAACAGCCATGTTGGTTGTGCCCTTGTCGGCATAACGCGCGCCAGATAAGACAGCAATAGCCGAACCAACAGAAGCAGCTCCAGGGTCAGCAATACACATTCTGAATCCGATATCTCCAGGTACCAGCTCTTCAGCGTCAATTTCGATGACGTACATAGAAGGTACACCGCCTGCAACCGGGATAAGCCCAGCTGCCGCCGTTGTGGTCCAGGTCAGCGCTCCATGAACATCGCCATTTGCCAAAATCTGTGATGTCTCATAGCGGTAATACCGGAACATGATCTGAGTTGAAGTGGTTGGGGTCGTATCGTCAACTGACTCAATAGTAACAACTCCTGCCGCCAGAGGGTTAACCCCTATGCTATAAATGATAGTGGCATGATGCCAGTTGTTCATCAAGACAATCACCGGGCTTTTGGCCGCTGCAAGGGTGTCAATATCCAACGGATAATATAGGGTTACAATGGCCCCATCTTCCACAATGTTAAATCCTTTTCCTGACATAATGTATTCTCCTTGTATCTCTAATCAGGAGGGGTTTCCCCCTCCGATTAATTACTGGTTAACCCTAACGACTTGCGAGGGCCACGAAGTGGGACTGGGTCGCATTCGCTCCACCTTTATATGGGGTTAAGGCACTGGCTCTGACTGGCTGCCCATCAATTCGGAGGATAAATCTGAATATCTGCTGGTCCGTAAGAAATTCCACATGGATCGACACATCAGTCTGCAACCCGCCTTTCTGTGCCAGAATGTACCCATTCAGGTCGGCCAGGATAATGTCGCCCACATCGCCCAGGGCAGAGGCTTGTTCTATCGGAATAACCGGACGGCCAAGCAGTGTCCCGTAGGGAGACCCACTCAATCCACCAGGAGGTACAAACACAAGCTGCCCTCCAGTCCCCACCGATATGCTCATTGTATAGAGCTGGGGTAGGCACATTTGGTTGACGTACCATGCAGCATTCAGGTAGCTGGAAGCGAAGATCCGAGACGACATTTTAATGACGTTCTCCGCAACGATGGTATCCGCATCCTGCCCGGTTTCAGCAGCTTGCGACACCAGACACCCGGAATTGAGAATCCCGAGAGGTTGCCCGGCACCCGTGCCCCTGATAATTGCATCGTCAATCAAGAATGCAAACTCAGACGGGAAGGCATTTCGGATAAAACCTTCCAGGGCTGCGGCATCTGATAAAAGCTCATCAGTCGCGTAGCAAATACCCATGAGCTTGTGCAGGTTCAATTCGATCTTGCGAAACTTAGGCTTGCTCTTGGTTGTTTCGTCCGCTTCATCAACCCAATAACCCTTGATTCCGCCGTACCGAGTAGAGGCCCGGCTGGTTTCATCTACGCCGTTGATTTTGATACTATTGGCATTTGAAGAAATCGGCTGCGGTCGGCATTTAGGGGCCAAAATGCCCGTTGAAATCATGTCCTGTAAGAGTCCGTCAACGAAATCCTGCTGAACAAGAAATCCGCCATCGGTCGGGACGGTAGAACCCAAACCATCAGCAGCCGCGTTGAAAAGTCGGGGGTCAATAGAGCCACCTCTCCGGCTTGCATTGACAACGGCTGCCAATTGTTCGCCAAAACTCTGAAAACGGTCTTTCTTTGATTGCACCATCTCAAACCGGCTGTTTTTGATAACGGTTGCCGGGGATTCTGGAGTATTCAGGCTTTCCGATAGCTGCGCTTCTCTCTCTAATGTCGCAACTTGTTTTCTGTATTCCTCTACCTTGTCCATCATGCTGTTTTTGGCGTCAATCTCAGCATCCGTCAAATCACGGTTGGCATTGATTGCGGTTGCGTTCATCTCAGCAACTTTGTCCATGAGGATTTTAATATCCTCTTTATATTGTGATATAGTCCGCATAATTTTAATTACCTCCTTCAGCTCTGGCTGTGGCCTTTGAAGCTGTATCTAATAATTTCAAAATATCGTAGTTATTGGTTAAAATCCCTGCTGGTAGATCCTTCGGCTCTTCATTTGGTGTTTCCTCCACATCCCGTGGAGCGACTTCCTCAGCATCCCGCTGGGAGTCCTGGACCGTGGTTATCTCAGCTTCCTCCACATCCCGTGGAAGTCCATCTTGATACCCATTAGCGAGGATCTCTTTTGCCTGCTTGTTGGAAAAACCACTATTTTTCAAAATAGCTTCCAATTCACGGGCGGTTGGTGTCCGCTTGTCGCCTTTAAGCTGCGCTGGCACATTGGCAAATACGGACAAATCAAATAGGGTTGCTTTTGCTTTCTCATTGTTCTCATTCTCTTCTATGATATCCACGAAACCGGCCTCTTTTGCTTCTTCAGCCGTTAGCCAGGTTTCCGAGTTCATCATTTTTTTGATCTCTTTTTCGTCTTTCCCGGACTTATCCATGTAGGTTCTGGCGATGGTTTTGCCTACCTTATCCAGGAGTTCGGCCTCTTCCCTCATTGTGTCGGCATTGCCAATAACGATAGACCACGGATCATGGATCATAAGGAACGCATTTTCTGACATCCTTACCTCATCAGATGCCAAGGCGATAACCGAAGCAATAGAGGCTGCCAGTCCGTCAATGTGGGAAACGGTCTTTGATTTGTGCTGCTTGATTGCATTAAATATCGCAGTGCCGTCAAAGACAGAACCACCGGGAGAGTTAAAACGAATATGGAGAGTTTTAGCAGTAACATCGTTCAAATCTTTTACGAATTGGCCTGCATCAACTCCGAACCATGATATTTCATCATAAATATAAAGCGTAACTTCATCAGGCGCGGCCTTATTGTCGATTTTATATTTTGCCAATACAGTTCTTGGCTGGAAAGGGCTTCTCTGTTGTAGTCTCATTTATGTACCTCCTGCTTTACAATATCGGCTCCGAAAAGAATCGGTTCTGATTGCCTGATTATTTTTAATGGGTTTACGGGTGAGAGATGTATTTGTTTCTTCGCTTCCGGTTCTTCCGGCTCCAGGGGTTCCTCAGGAACAGATGGAGGAAGGACCTGTTCCTGAGGTTTCCCGGCCTGGGTGAGCGTGGACATGTTGAGAGGAACTAAATGTATATCTCCACCATCCACGGGGTTCATGTAAATCGGAAATATTTCAAGAGTTTGTTGTCTCATTATTAAGCTCTCATTACCAAAGGCAAAGATGGTTGAAACGGCTTGTCAAGTTTTGCGCCTTTGGATCTGTTCTTAAATTTCTCCAACGGCTGAAGGTTCTTAAGGTTCCAGCATAGTCGGAAGTCAAGGTGCTCTGGTTTCTCAAAATTAAAGACCGAGATAGGGATCTTGTGATCAATTTCCCAGACCGTCCCAAAATTCTCCCACGTCATGCCTGGTTTAAATAGCTTTTCAAGGTGCTTTTTCAATTCATCAACCGTGAAACCAACGAGGTCTTCCCATTTTTGACCTGCTTTAGCTCCAGGTTTTAGAGACGCCCTAATCGACGATGACATACGCAAGTTCAACCTACCCTTTAGTGTTGACAGCCTAACCTTTGCGGCCCTGGTTATAGCTGCATGGTACTTTTCGGGATTGTCGGAACGCCATCGTCGATGATTCTCATTTTTCCTTTCGATATTGTTCGTATCCCACTCTTTATGCGCTTTTTTTACATATTCCTTATGTGTCTCACGCCATTTTTTATAGGCAGCTTTTTTCTTTTCAGGATTCTTTTTTTGCCATTCCTGGGTTTTTTTAACCATACATTTACGACAAAGCGCCGCAATTCCACTTTTCAGAGCACTACGTTTGACAAATTCGCTATAATCTTTGGTTTTCCCGCAACAAGAACAGGTTTTGCTTGGCATCTGTGGGTTCCTCTTCTATCGTTTCCGGTATTTGTTTCGCTTCCTGTTTTTCAAGATGTTCTTTAAGCAAACTCAACGGAACCATGTTTAGCGGCACAAACAATTCGTCTGCCATAGGGTCTGGATTTGGATTTAAATCCTCTTTCATACGAATTTCATTTTGAGTCATGACACCCACGTTAAATAACTTACTATAAAACTCTGCCCGATCAGCAGCATTCGCCCTTAAAAGACCTTCTAAAACATGCTTAAAGTAGTAACCTTCTCTACGTTCGCGTTCCGATAGCAACTGCGAAGCATAATTCTGTTCAAACCTAATTACCCAGGGAAGGATTGAATCGGTTACAAAACTGGCTTGTTCTGATTCGATATTATTAAACGATGATTTTGTTAAATCTTTTAATTTATGTGGTGGCAATCCGAACCACCTTGCAACATCCTGAACCTGGAAAGTCCTACTTTCCAAGAACTGACTATCTTCTGGCGAAATGGTCACTTTTTCGATCTTCATTCCCTCTTGGAGCAGCATTAAGCGATGTGATTGTCCCAACCCACTGTAAGAATCAGTCAATGCCTTTTTTAAGTTTGAGTGTGCATCTGCTGAGAGCTGGTTGGGATGGGAGACAATTACGCCTGGATGTGTGCCTTGGCCGAAAAAATGAGACCCGAAAGTTTCCATTGCCATTCCAAGCCCGATGGACTTCCTGGCCATAGCTATGACCGAATACCCCATGAAACCGTCAAACCCGATACCGGGGATGTGAAGGATTTTGGCCCTGGGGAGTATAACCGTATCTGCGCCGGGAACTTTTATTTCATATACAAGCTCGCTATCCTTCATTTTTGGCTCTACACGGTTCGGAGGGATAGGCCATAATTCCGTAACTTCACCATATCCATTACGAACAATTTCTGCATAGCCATTGCCCCATGCAAGGATGTGTGCTGCAAGGCACTCACGGCCCGCCATAGCGGTCATGTAGGAGTTGTATTTGGTATGTAGTACATCGTAGAGTTTATGATCGGTGGCTTGCTTCTGGTTGCGTCCATCAGGGCGCATGAGGTGGAGTGGGAGAGATCCGATAGTTCCGGAAATGAGGGTTATGGCGTTCCAAACAGCGGAATATTGAAGGGCGGTCTCTTCTGTGACGTTTTCGCCTGACAGAGATTGAGATCCACTCAAATTCCATAGCGTACGATCCCAGGATTTAGGATCTGAGATGGATAGATTAAA